AATTAGCTCCGGCCTTGCTTTTATTTACCCAGCCACTAACCCGATATTGCTTTCCGGCAATGGTGGCCGATCCGGTGTAGTCCGGCTGTGTGGGCTTGTCCTTTGTGTTTTTGTAAAGGCTTCCGCTGTTGTTTTTCTGTTCCATAATTATTGTTGTTCAGTTTCCTCTGTTCCCAGGTTATTTATTGTTATTATTATTTGCATATTATTTTGTTTACCAAATTTTAATAATGCAGCAACTAAAGTATAAAAAGAAAAAGAACGTAAAACTTTTTCGGCTTCTTCTTCTGCGAAAATTTTTGCATAATTTTTTGTAGTTTCCATAATTATTGCTGTTCAGTTTCCTCTGTCCCCAGGTTAATTATTTAGAATTTATAATTTTAGAAAAATACTTTTTAGCTTTAATTTTCTTTTTTTTTGCCTGATATTTAATTTCTTTTTCTTCTAAATACAATACTGTTTTACCATTAACAATATGCTTGCTTTTTATTTTCATTTTATTTCTTTTTTGTAGGTACCTGTGGTGCTGGCTCAATGTACGGCACTTGGCTCCAGCGGCCGTCGAAGTTCATTATGGCGACCGGCTCGAAGTCGGCATCGCTTCTTATGTACTTAGGCTTTAGTACGAACTGGCCAGCGTCTTTATTTTTTTCCACTATCATAGTTGACTGGCTCCAGCGATCAGTATTGCTACCCAGGTGGCCCAGCGTTTCGCCATGACCTTTGCCCAGGTGTAGCACGCCGATCAGCAAAATATCATATTGCTTGGTAATTCTCTTTAGCCAGTTAGTTACTAGTCGCGTTTCTTTTGGATCGTTGTAGTCCAGGCATAAATCAAGTAAGCCGTCCACAATAAGGCAGCTACAGTCCTTATTTTCGATTAGATACTGTTCAATCATTATTCGGATCTTGCTGGGCATATCCTCTCGCATAGAAAAAGCGTCAAAATGATCCGGGAGCTTTGTTTTTTCAGCCAGGCTGATAATTTTATCTATTTGCCTGTAGAAGTCAAAATTGCTCATTTCGGTATCAAAGTAACCGATCCTGGGCCGATCATAAGGCAGCTGCAGTTTCATACCCCAAACCCCTTGATAAGGCGGCACAAGGGCTGACGCTGCAGCTGCACCCACGAATGTTGACTTACTAGCCTTAGGCAGGCCTGAAAATACAATATAGCTTTGCAGGCAGCCCACTACTTTACCCTGGATTGTAAAGATTGGCGGCTGGACAGGCGGCCTATTATTAGCGTCGTACCGCCTATCTTGTAGTAAATTGATAATTTCCGAAACGTCGTTTGCCATTAAATTAGTAATTCCAGTAACTAGATAGCCATAGCATAAAAAGTAAAGTAAATAGCAGCCAAAATTTAGGGCTATTCAATAATTTGTAAAACGTCTTTTTCATTTTGCTTTTCGTTTAGTTGATCAATCAATTTTTTTGCTGTAGTGATCGCGGCCTGTATTGGTGTGATCGGCTCGCCTTTGTCGGCTAGTGGGTGCTTTTTGCCTAGCTCCAGGTACGTAGGTAGCAGCTGAATAGCAAAATACTCCAGTTTAGTCATTCCAGGTATCGGCGCAATAATGCGGCCTAAATTGTCCTGGGCTACTTGTGGCGGGAACGCTGGGAGATTGTAATTTTCCATTTTTTAAGGGTTTTTTTTAGGTTATAAAATAAAAAAGATATTTCGATAGCTAAGTAGGCCAGGCAAAATACTGGCAGGCATACTAAAACTAAAAATAAAAGCTCTAGTAAAAATTTAACCGATTTCATCGGGTATCGTATTGACGTTTACGATTACGCGCTGGTAATAGTCAATGCTATCGCCAATAAGTACGCGCAGCTCCATAGCCAGGTTAAATGGGATCAGCGATTGATCTACTACAGCGCGGCTCCCGCAGCTATAGGTAAATTCAATTCTTACCCTGGCATCGTCTAGGTGCTTGCCTAAAAATTGTAATGTCTTGATTTTTTGATCTAGTTCGCGCAGGTAAGCCTGGCGATCAGTTAAAATGGCCATAGTTCCGTTAATTTAAGTTAGTAAAGTCGTTTGTCGATACAAATCTATAGAAGAAAATACCATACAAACAAAAAAAAATCTTGCCTGTAGCTGGCAAGATTATTAAATAAGCTGAATTTCAGTTATTTAAGATAAAAATAATTCGCTTTCCGCTTTTCTGCGCCTGGTAAGGCCTTTTACCTCTTTTCCTTTTACCTTATTCCAGCGTAAAAATTGCGCTGCGACGGCGGCCTTATCTGCGCCGCTATTTAATAATCGCAGTAACGTAGATCGTGCAAAGGCGCCTGTTCCGATATTAAATACCAGGCTAGCCAGTGCCAGCTGTTGATTATTATTGATCGGTATTTTTACTAGGCGCTTAACGTCTGCTTCTACTGCAGCTGTAGTGATCCGTAGCCAGTCCAGGGCTTCTTTCTTTGTGATCTTGTCGCCTTGCTTAACTGGTAGGCCTGTATAGGGGTTGCGCGTATTGCCGTATCCGATTGTCCAAATACCGGCGCTGTCCTGGTAGGCTTTTAGTTCCAGGCCTTCAAATTGTGCTATAACTTTTGCTGCGCTCACTTTAGTTGTAAGTAAAATAAGGCCCACTATTGCCAGGGCAATAATATAGTTTTTTGTGCCTTTCATTCATTACAGCCCTGTTTTGTCGAAATCTTTGGCCGAAGCAAGGCCCAAGCCGGCGCCGATAGTTGTGATCCCGGTAACCAGGTCGCCTTTTAATATGGCTGCCACGCCGCCGATAATAGTAGCGAAGCCGAAAAATGTCGTTTTCCAGTTTTTAAATAGCTTTTTCATTATTCTTTAATTAAATGTTCAAGCAAAATATCCAATTTTGTTTCCAGCCTGGTTAGGCGCTGATCGTGATCGTCATTTTTAGCGATCTTATCTTCTAGCGACTTTACGCGCTGGTTAAGTACGGCCCAGGACGCGACGAAGCCACAAAGGCTACTAATTGCTATCGTTACTAACTGTAGATCCACTGTCTTTTATTTTTTTATTTTCTTCTGCTATTTGGTTGTTAATCTCGCGCAGCTTATTTTCTAAAAAAGTAATATTTGCAATTAGATCGTAAGCTGTTGCTTTCAGTTCGTGTAGGTTTGTCATTTTTTTAAGGTATTAGCGTTAAATTAAGTTGCTCGCAAATATACTCATAAGCGGCTAAATTAACGTCGGCTGACTGGCCCCAATGATCGTATGCAGCGCCGTTTATTGTCGTGTTGCCGCTTTGTACAATAGTTTTTACCGTTTCCGTTTCGGTTTGTATGTCTTGACCTATTACGTTGCCATTTTCATCGTAAATATCCCGGGTAACGGTATTAGTAACAATAGTAACAAGGCTAATTTGCCAAAAAAACTGCGCATAATCATTTAGATTATCATTTACTATTGATGCATCTAAATAGTTTGCGCTTACTTGCTGTCCGTTTTGCCATATAGTTACTGGCTGTATTGAATATCCCATAATTTAATATAAAAGTAATAGATCAATAAAGTTGTAGCTAGTAGTTCCGCTCATTAATTGTGTAGCTGGTAATGCTGTTTGAGCAGATAATGTCGATGATAATTTAGCTGAATTAGTAAAATCATAATTATTAGCACCTGTATTATTTACGTTTTTAAGAGTAGCGAGAACAGGAGCAGTAACTTGAGCTGAAGAAGAATATAAAGCAGCTACAAAATATACACCTGCACTTGCATTAAAAGTAGAACTAAATGCTTTAGTTTGCCAAGTGCCTGAAGTTCCTTTCCAAATATTCCCGTCATTTGTGCTACTTGCTACTAGTGTAAGTGTACCGCCGCTATAAGAATACAAACCAACTCCATTGTAATTATTAGCAGTGTAATTTCCTTGCGTTGATTGAAAAAATTTTATGCCTGTTATAGTTGTATTTGTTGGTACATAATACGCCATAAACTTAACTTGTTGACTAATCAGTGATTGACTATCTTGCCCCCAAAAATTATAGTTTCCAACTAAAAACCCTATGATTTGACTACCTAACGCATTAAAAGCTGTTGTAACTTGGCTAGGCGGACACGATAAACTATATTCAGTACCAGCGTCATTTTTGTAATAAGGTAAATTATCTGTTTTGGCGTATAAAATACCTGTACTGGCTGACGGCGTGGCTGGCGCTACTTGTTCGGATATTATTACGTTAGTGGCCTTAGCTGATCCGTTTACTTGTAAAGCCTCGCCGCTGTTCGTAGTGCTTTTAATTAGCAAATTACCGTTAAAGTAATTTAAGTCGCTGGCGCCCTCTTGATATACCCCCCAGCGATTAGTATAGTTAACTGTACCCAGTCCATTAGTTTGATCGTTTATTAAAATACCGTAGTTATTAGTAATATTTATCGCACCTAGACCGATATTGTCTGGAAAGCATACGCGCAGGCCAGCCAGGTGCGTAATAGTTCCGGCAGAAGTACCAGCAAAGCTGTAAACACTACTTAAAGCGCTAAAAGCTCTTACCGTTGAAGCTCCTTGCGTCATTGTAAGCGTCCCAGGGCCAGTAAAGTTAATACGGCTATTACCCTCTAGTCCTTGCCTGGTGCTATTTGGTACGGTAGTATTGCCGCCTAAATTTAGTACCAGTGCGCTATTTACATTACCGATTACATTTGGGCCAGTAAAATTAGTACCGCCAGGCACCGTTAATGTGTAACTAAATAAACTACCAGTAGCACCGCCACTTGAATAAGTTTCTATTGCTCCAAAAGTAGCTTTGTTCGTTGACGTTTGAAATTCTACTGCATTAGTACTTATTACGCCGTTGTGTACCTCAAAATAACCAAAACCGCCGCTGTATTGATCCCCTAAGCGCCACACATTACTACCTAAACGCTGGAAGCTCATTAATGTATTTGCTGTAGCTGCAGTAGCGTTTAAATGAAGCATATTGCCTGTGCCGTGTACGTCTAGCCTTACCCCAGGCGTGCTGGTGCCGATCCCAAGCCGGATATTTGTATTATCCCAATAAAGATTAGAACTAGATCCAATAGCTGACGCTCCAGTAAAATAAGCTACTTGAGTCGCTGTTCCACTACCTGTTATAGTTCCACCGCCGCCACCTAATAAATCCCAGCCGGTACCGTTATCCCGATAGATCTCAAAAGTATCGGTACTAACAAACAGCCGGCCTGTCTGTCCGGCGGCTGGCCTGTTAGCAAACGTGTTACTATTAATAGACGGCGATCCAAGCTGATTAAGTATATTAAAATCTACGAACATTAAACGTATCGTTTGAGAATTACGGTAAGTTGATTAACTCCTGCCCCACTAAAATTAAAAGAATACACTTTTACGTTAATCTCGTCGCGGTTGCCTGTTATATTCCACGATTGATTAGGCGTCAGCAAAAAGCCGTCCACAGTTACATTTGACGTACCCTGGTTAACGAAAATAACGCTGTTAGCGTTCGTGTCCGTCTGGCCGCTTTGCTGAAAAATCTTTGTTTCTGTTATGAATTTAACGCAAGCCATTATCTACAATTTTTTTTATCGTTAGCGTATTCCTTTGCAAACGTAGTTTCGTCGGGCAAAAATGTAGTTTGATCTACAATATTCGATACCATTTGACGCGCTGTACTGGCTGCAGCTTCGGCGCTAGGCGCTACCGATCCAGTCGCTTTTTTGCGCTTGATCCAGTAATAATATAGCGCAGCTGCTACAGCTAAATAGATTAAAGTTCCTTTTTTCATTTGTCTAAATTTATACTAATACATTATCGCTAAAACCGATCCGAATACCTTTAGAAAGCTGCTTTGTTACAGCCTTTGCCTGCGCCCTTGTTGCCGTCTTTGTCCTAACGGCCCGCTTTACAGCTGTACGCTGCGCCTTTGCGCCTGCTTTTTTAGTAAATAATGTACTTACTAGCTTTGTGCCAATATCAATAGCCGACTGTCTAGGCGCAAAATCTACAGGCGCCGTAAATTCCTGTTCAGTAATTGTTTCTGTTGGCCCGGCTTCTACCGATACGCGCTGCCGTCTGCGAAAAGCCATAAAAGCTATTGCAGCTCCAGCGATCAATAGTAAGGGCAATATATTTTTTTTCATCGTGCTGGTAATCTGTTTGTGTACGTTAATAATGTGCGAAGCTGATTATCGCTTAAACCGTCCCAGGGCAATATGCCGCCACCATTGGTTAAGAAAGTCAATAGATCCTGTTTATATCGTTGCTGAAACACGTCGGCTAAAAAAGATACGGCAGCTTTTGTTTTGACCTGGCTAAAAGCGGCCATAACTGCGTTAAAGTCGTCCTGAAACAGTCCAAACGCGTTATGTATTTGCTTTGCCAGGCGATCAGCTGTTGCCCTGGTTACCAGTACGCCGCCGGTACGTTTATAGTATAGCGGCTTCCAGTAGCTACCCGGATCGGTTATTTGCTGGCTGGCGCTTTGCGTGCCAGGGCCGGCAGCGATCCCGCCTGCAATTAACAGGCGTTTAATAGCTGTAAAAGCCAATAGGCCGCCGCCTACCAGTAGGACGTCTGTAGCTGATATTTTGAATTTACTGGCCATTACTTACGTAGCATAGATAACAGCATACTGATCTGCGTTTGCGGCATTGCTGCTAGCTTTGCTAGATCGTCGGCTGTTACTCCTTTACTAAATAGTGTTTGTATGATCTGTTCCATATCTTGCGTTCCGCTTACGTGCTGAACTTTTGGCGCAGCAAAGCTGCTAACAATATTACCAAGCATAGCAATTAACATTTGTTGTACTTGTGGTTGTTGTAGCATACCAGCTAAAATACTTTGCGGCGTTACTGGCTCCTCTTTTTCTTCTTCTTCTTCTTCGTCTGTTTCCAGTTCGGCTATTCTTTCAGCTCGTAGTGCGCGGATCTCGTTTAGTATCTCGTTATTTATCTGCGCCTGTTGGTTACTTACGCCGTAGCCGGCGATCATTCCTACAGGGGCTTCGTTTAGCACAAAAACTTTGTTAATGGCAGGGGCTAACTTTTCTTTGTCCTTGTCGCTGTATAGACCTAGTACAAAATTGTTATAGTCGTCCGGCGCTATAAATTGTAGCTCTTTTTCGAGCTTTTCGTATCCGTCCTCTTTACTCTTGCCGTCGTAAGCGCCTGTAATATTTTTAGCCATTACAGAAAACCTAAATATCTTCCAAGCAGCCTGCGGCTGCTCGTTGTACCAATTTAGGACTGCGCTTGCGCTTCGTAGTTGTGCCGTACTTGCCATAGATTAGATATAATAAACGCCAAATACAAAACTGATATTTGTAGTATTTGCTGGAGCTGATGCGATCGTAATATAGCTCTTATCCCAGGTTATCTTTTGTCCGCTAAATTCGGGCAGGCTACGAACGAAAGGCGCTGTCGCGGCTGTAGTGGCCTGTGTGCGAATTAAGCTGATCAAAGGAATACGGAACAGGTCTTGACGTTCGTTTGAATACAGTACCAGGTAGCTTTTTTGCATAATAGCTGCGGACGGTAGCGCCACGTTGTTAGGCGATACAGTCAGCGTATCTACTGCAAAAGTTTCTAGCGCCATTAGCGCTGTGTAACGCAGTTTTGGTAAGTCAGGAAACGACCACTGCGTTTGTGTTTGTCCACCTACTGCTACTCCAGGTACCAGCAATTCGACTAGTTCGTACTTTGCGGCTTTAAATGCCATTTTGATAAATTTTACTTTTTTGAAAATAAGGGCCGGCCTAGACCGGCCCTTTATATTTTACCAGTATTAACGAACTGGCGTTACGTTTTGATCAAAGTGGTCGTAAGATAACAGTAAAAATATGTGACTTACAAAGTTACATAAGTTACTGAAAATCATTATCTTACGGGCGTCACATTTTGAGCTAAATGCCCGCGCAAAATGATAACGGCGCGGCTGTTAGCTTCTACTGCAGCCATAGCCTGGGGCAGTTGAACGCTAATTTGGTTCTGCTTTGATCCTACCAATACCCAAGCTGGCTCGATTGGATAAAAGCCGCTATTGCTACCGTCTTGCTGATCGTCGTAGTCAATACCAGACGTAGTATAATCAGCATCGGTAGTTTGCTGCTGTTGTGGTACAGAATAATGTCTGTACAAGTCGTAAGCTGGGCAAATTACGCGATTATTTACTGTAAGCGACAAGCTAGAATTGTACCAATTTAACAAGCTAGTAGCTGTGTTTGCAGCTGAAAAAATTGTCTTATTTGGATAAGTACAAAGCTGAAAGTTTGTAGCTGTTGAGCTTGAAGGTTTCGCAAAGAAAAGTCCAAATTGCGATACCACGAACGCATCTTGGAGTTGTAAGCGCTGTTCGACGTTTGTCGCTGTTGTAGAACTGGCCGTTACATCATTAACCAATACTGGAAACTGATAGTTTGTAACGGTAGTAGACAAAGCCACTTCCAAACGAAGATAGGACTGTGATAATACAGCCTGTCCGAGCGAAAAACCAGCGCGGTTGATCGCTTCTTTTGCCTTTTCAAAGGCTAGGCGGGTGCCAACGGTTGATGCCATTTTTTTTGTTGCCCTGTTCGATATGGCCCAGGGCCGGGCTTTTTGTTTTTAAATAAAGGTGAATACAGGTGATCTCTTTAGTACATTTCGTCCTCTTCCATACCAGCCAGGACAGAAAGATCGTCGCCAGCCATTACGTCGTCGCTTCCAGCGATTACGCTAATGTTGTCGGGGATCTCGCCTACTGTTACAGGAAAAGTCATAGTGTCGTCCATTTGGCCCAGGGCGGGGATAAGTCCACCTACCAGGCCAGCGCCACCGGCTGCGATCATACCGTTACCGATAGCCTTACCCAGTTCTCCTTTAAGGATCATAGGGAATGCCAGACCGATACCCAGTACAGCTGCATTTTTAATACGCTCGTCGCCTACAGGAATAAACCCAGCGACCTTTTTACCAATTACAGCTCCAGCAATGATACCCAGGGCTGCTTGAAAGTTGGCCTTGCCAACGGCTCCCATACGACGGCGTGATGTGCGTCTTTTGGTGCTTTTTCTACGTCTTGCCATTGTTTTGTTTTATATGTGTTTTATTACGTCCTAATTATTCAGGCAAATTGCCTAGATCAAATTCTTGTTTTGTTCTAATTGCATAATCTGTAGCCAATAAATTCCTATCGTGTGTGTTTAACAATTCAAACCATTTATCGCTACGGCTGCCAAATTCTTTGTTATATTTTTTCATTGCTGCTTCAACGTAATAACGCCAAAGTTTTGCAGCTTTATCAATATCGTATGTACCTTTCTTATATTTTTTAGCCAGGTTAATTAAAATAGGCTTTCGCATTTGAAAATATAACTGGCTATCGTTATCGGCATACAATTCTATTTCTCTAGCTGCATCGGGATCTTTATAGCTAGGTGCTTGGCCTATACTTTTTCTTTTTATGCCAGCCATAACTTTTCCAGGTACTATAGTATAACCATATTTTAAACGCTTTTTATCGCTTCTTAAAATATCTTTTATTTTAGCTTTTACTCCAGTAGCTTTTTTAGATGCACCTTTTTTAGTCGTAGCTTTTTTAGGAGCTGATGTAGTTATTACAAGCTTTTCATTCTTTTTTGTCCTTTTATCTTTACCACTATTGTAAGCCTTTACCTCTTTACTTAATTGATCTAAAAATTTAAAAATTCTAGATTTTACAATTTTATCTTCTTTCTCTGTTAAGTTATCAGTAATTCTTCTTTCTATCATTCCATAAAATACACCTGCTCCTGCTTTAGCTTCGCCAAGACGTCCGTTAATTTCTACAATAGTATAACCTTTAGGATCGTCCTCTACTACTTGAGCTGTTACTGATCCGTCTAAATTAAATTGATTGTAAACTCTAAATTTTACTCCTAGTATTTTTCCAGTAAAATTAACAGGCAAGGCTCCTAACTTACCACGTTTGTAATTGATCTTAATTCCACTTACTACGCGGATATTTACGTTATGGCTTTTAGTGTCCTTATGATATTCGCCTAGCTTTTTGCCTTTACCCTCTTTGCTATAGCTAATCGCCCAGGCTTGCTTTACAGCTTGCGCCTGCGTCAGATTAGGATTTTTTTTTCGCAGCTTTTTAGCTTCTGCTACTACGGCCTTAAATTTAGCCCTGGCTGCTCTTTGCTTTGCTGTCATTTTATTTTTTTCTAGTTACAAAATACAGAACGGCAGCGCCGCCGATCAGTAAGGGTAAAAAATTAGGTTTTTTGGTCGCAGTAGTGGCCGCTGGTGCCATTTCGGTAATTGGCTCCATTTCGCTAGGCTGCTCAAATACCTGGTCGGCTATATCTATGTTTACAGCTTCCGTTGCTGCTTTTGGTTCCAGTGTCTTTTTGGCCAGCTGTTGCGCCCTTTTATTTAGTGCATCTTTTCCTACCTGTACTAGCTCGTCAGGCTCTATGCCTATTTTTTTAAGAAAGGTAGCTACCTTAACCAAAAGAGGTGCTGCTGTAGTTGTGGCTGCAGCTGTTGATGTTGCAGGATCTAATCCAATCTGATCGTCTATACCAAAAATCCTTTTTTTCTTTGATCCGGCTTCCCAGGCTTTTTTTAGTGAATTGATCTGTCCGCCGGCGCTTTCCCAAAAGTTTTGGAGCTTGCTAGGCGCTTTTTGCCAGGCAGCGGCTAGTTTAGTGGCTAATCCGGCAAAATTCAATTTAACAAGTAACAAAAACGAATTTCGTACCGGGGCCGCCGCTACTTTCAAAACTACTTTAGCTCCCTTTTTAAGTACCTGGCCAGTTGTCCGGCCTGCAGCTTTGCGGGCAGCCTTAACCGAAGTTTGGGCTGCTTGTTTCGCCGCCTTAGTCGGCGCCGCTTTCTTTGCTGCTTTGGCAGCTTTTAGGTCTGCCTTTTGTTGCGCTGTCGCGCCAATTCCTGATATACTGTATAGTGCCATTTTTTTATCGGTTGCGTATGTGTACGGTTTTTTATAGTCAAAGTCGCCTACTACTGGATCTATCCAAATTTCGTTATTTGTTCCAGGGTTGACGACTACAAAAACGTGCTGCGGCTGCTTATCAAAAATTTTGTAGCTCGCAAAACGGTAAGCAAAAGGTATTCCCAAATTTTGCAAAACGCCGCCAGCAAACAGGCTATAGTGTTTACAGTCGCCGTACCCGGTAGCCAGTATCGCTGCAGGGCTTTTTACCGTCTGCTTTGTACCTGGCTCAATAACGTAGCGTACATTCTTTTTAAGAAAATTAAAAATCTTGCGCGCTGTTTCTCGTTTTGATCCTGCGTTAAAAAAAGAACTTATTTTACTGTAGTCGCCAGCGTGTCTGCGGTGCGCTTCCAGTATCGCGTCTATTATGTCGCCGGTGCTTTGATCTGCCGACAGCATTTCGCGCCTATTTTGAAACGGCCCAAGCCTACCCATTAGCGTACTTGCATCCATTCCTTAGATCATTTTACTTTCACTAACAGGCA